CCTTTTCAATGGCCTTGTCTCTGGCCTTCCTGAAGCGATTGACACCACCTGTCAGCATGTCTGCCTCAAGTTCAAGCTGATGCTCAAATAGGTCTTGGTTAGTTTCTAAAGTTACAACCATGAGAAGACCCCCTTTAACTATATACTATAGTATGTTTAACATGTATTACATTTAGGACATGTCTTAGATGGATAGCATCCCTGCTATCCCGATGGTGAATACACCTGCTAACATGACTACAAACTGTACACCTGTCACTGATTCATAGTCACCTAGCATACCTACTACTGCTACTGCTATCATAGATACAATCCATACTGTAAGTAGTACATCCATCATGCTTCTCCATAATTCTCAAGTAACCAAGTCTCAAGTGGTGACTGGATTACTGCTTCTGGTTCTTCTGCCCACTGCATCTGACACTCAGGGCAGTAGTATTCAATCATCCCATCCACTGCGTACAAGGCTTCAGCCTCACCACTACAGTGCATACAGTTCTTATACCCCATGCTCATTGCTCTGTCCTTCCTCATTGGTACGCAACAATTCCCCAGCTACATACCCCATCTTAAACTTGATATGATACTGAGCCTGTTTGTTCTTATCATACTGGTTGTCATAAGTCAAGCCATGATAGCCATTGTGATAGCCCATAACGTAGGCATCATCATACTTGTTGCGTCCCTGATACATTGTCTGTCTCCGTCTAGTCTGCATCACTGCTCTGTGTACTGGTGTTACCTTCATTAGAACATTGGCGTAAACTCTACGCCATCCTCATGCTGTTGCTTTAGACTGCGTAGTTGCTGTCGCATAGCTGTTACATCCTCACCATCCCACTCTGCATCTTGTATCTTGATGGATAGTGCTGTCATTTTTTTGACAGTATACTCTAGCCTATCGTCAGAGTACACGTCCTTGCAGTATGTATCAATGTACATGCTCATCTTCTACTCCCTGTGCATACAGAAATTCCCCTGTGTCACGAATAGTATTCAAATTTATACCGATGGTTGCATTATGCCAAGACTTTAACTTGTGTAACACATCAAGTGCTTGTTCTTTTGTGAGCCAGTCACACTCTATCATTACATCCTCAACAGACCACACGATTGCAATCTCATCGTCTTTTAGTTCAAGCTTTGTCATTGTCAATCTCCTCTACGTCATTGTCTATGATAAGACTTAGCATAGGTTCGTTGTCATTGTCAATGTCTAACGACACCACGTACTGGTTTGTCCAGATAGACAAGTCACCACGGTACGCCTCGTATAGTAGGTCATACATCTCTTGTGCCTCGTATACTTCGATGGCCTCAACAATCACATAACCCTTACGCTGCTTGTCGTATTCCATTAGGGTCATGGTGTGTGCGCCTTCACCGTCCTGTGTTATGTCCAGCCTGTAGCTGTCGTCTAAGTGTAGCTGTAATGTTCTCATCATTTTACAAACTCCTCGCTTGGTATCTTGTCCCACTCACTGCGTCTAATCTTCCACTTGTCTCGCTGTATGGGTGTGCAAAACCTCACCCACTTCCTGCCTACTACTACCCACACTAAACGTGTGCCGCATACAGGCCAGCGTGTGTCGTATAGGTCACACCTAAACAACTTGGCATTAGCCCATGTTTTTTCTGGTGGTTTTTCTATGCAATGGTTAGTCATTAGTCCATCCTCGTCACTGTGTAACCGTCATCAGTTGGTATTGCTACCAAGGCGTACGGATAAAAGTACACTGTACCCTTGTGCGTCTGCATCTTGCCTATGTATGGCATGTCAGGGTCTTCGTCATACTCACTGCTGTATGTGCCATCATCTGCCACAGTACCATTAAACTTGTGCAATGGGTAGCCGTAGCTTTTTTCTAGATAGTCTGGCAGACTATCCACCTGTAGTAACACAGCCTCAGTCACCCAATAGGGCAGTACCCCTAACGATTCGACAAGGTGTTCTTGTGGTGCGTCATAGTCTTTGTTGTTGATTACTAGTGTCATGTCCTAATCCTTTCTTACCTCTCTGTAAGTGTCCAGCTATGGCGGCAGTTAGTCTTCCAGTTGTTCTGTGTACCATCCCAATCGCACTCGTAGACTGTGCAGATAAAGTTACCTGTATCCTCATCAGTATAGGCGTTCAGGTCAAACATCCTGTCACCTATCTGGATGCCGTACCAATCTTCATCACAGCAATTAGCCATGTCTTGAAGAATTACTGTGTCATAGTAGGCAGTCAGATATCCACGTTCATAGTCAGATAGTACTAGGTCAAACCCACTGTCATAGTTATCAGTCATTGTCTTCCTCCATGTCAAAGCCCCCTATGTAATGTTGTGTATTCTGCGCCATGCTACCCATGTGATAGCTTGCATCTCATATGCTTTGATACCACATTGTTTTGCCGCATGTCTATATAAATCTTGCAACATGGCATATTCTTTTTTGCCTATGTTAGTCTTGTCATCCGTCAAGCCTACTCGCTCACCATACGCAATGTTTCTGGCATGTCCGTCTATGGTGCATGTGTCCTCGCCCATGATGTTTTCATAGAAACATACTATCTTTTGCCCATTGAGTATAGCCTTGGTCTCTGCATAGTCTGGCATGTCTTGCAGTATGCGCCACGCCTTGGCTCGCATGGTATGGTATGTGCTAACTTTTACCGATTCGATATGGTCGCCACGCATAAACGCACCTATCAAGTCGTCTGCATTGGTCACGTTTCTGTGCCACTTGTTGTTGGGCGATAGTGCCGCCACAACACCCACTGCAATGTGCAACGATATGTCGTGTTTGTCTGCTATCTTTTGGCACTCGCACTTGGCTACATGATACCATGTCATGCCATGCTTGACCTCTTCTGGATTGGCAAGTTTATAGATTGCCAGTATGTTTGCTACAGTCATTGTCTACTCCCTAGCTATTACAAGGTACAACAATGACTAGCACTGTTGTCCCCTATATGTCAAGTGCGTGTAATGTCTGCAACACCTCCGAATGTACGGTTAGCCAATGCTGGCACATGTAAGTACCGGCTAACCCTGCCTGTATGCAGTCCCATAAACGTGTTGCCACTGCTAACACCGAAACGATACTTGCTAACACGTGGCCGCTTGCCTACTACTGCTACAGTTTTGCCGAACATCTTGATAGTTTTGGTTTTCATAATGAAGCCCTCTCTCAATATAGGCGCACCATTGCGCCTTGTAATAGCTAGGCGTTTTTACGGTTGCTATCCCGCCCACGCCTAGCTTGGCACCAGACCTACGCCCCACCTTGCCAGCTACTGCTAGGATTTTATAGGGTCTGTAGCCACGCCGTTCCACGGACTTCGGTTGTCTTATCGCTATCAAGCGTATGTTTAGTCTCTATACGGTATTCTCTTTTATTCTGTTAGTCAATCCATATTCGTATTTAGTCTGCTATTCTTTTTTAGTCTATAGCCTAGCATGGTTGAGCGTATCGCTTATGCGCTTTCTTTCGGCCTATGTCGTAGGGCTGTTGTCTGCCTAGGCAGTGCGTCGTTCCCTTCGACACCACAAAGACTAACACCAAATAATTGAGAAAGTAAACGACTAATATTTGACACTTGTAGCGTCAGAATATTGACAAGTGTCAGGTTTTTGACAGGTGTTTATATATATTATAAGTATAGGAAAAAAACAGATAGAGAGAGACACAGAAGTGTGTCAAAAATGTCACACATGTTGCACATTTATCACAAGGCAATGCTAAACATGTTGGAAATGTAAGAAATGTTTAACGTGGCGCATAATGTTAGGCATGGCTAAGATGTTTTGCATGTGCTATAATTTTAAGGCATGAGGGGGTCACGCGCATCTACTAATATTATATACCCCCTCAGATTTTTTCGTCATTTTTAGGCCTGTTTAGCACCTTTAATGGTGCATACAAAGTCTATAGTTTTCCAATGACCATCTGGTGGATACTCTTCGTGTATCACTTTTAACTCAATGCAAGCAGCATAAGTATCAAACCACTGTACATCTTGTGTCAAACATTTGACATCTGTGCAAACAGTAAGCAGTAGTGTCCATATAACTTCCATGTTCTTGCCTTAATCTCATAGCCGATGCATAAGCAGCATCACTACAGTATGTAAAACATGTCCTAAATGTAATACATGTTAAACATACTATAGTATATAGTTAAAGGGGGTCTTGTCTAGGATGTAACTTTAGAAACTTATCCATCCATCCTGCTGCCTATCTACTGATGCTACGTTCATGTGTGCCATAAACTTTTCTAGTTCATTATCCAGTAGTTCTTCTTTTCTTGTTCGTATTTCTGTATCTGCATCAGCAGCCATTTGCTCTGTCCAGTACTGCACTGCCATAGCAAGTACGTCAAGTCTATCGTCATGTGCTAATGCTCCACGTTGTTTAGTTATCCTAGTCATCTGGTAGGTCAGCATGTACTTGATACCCTTTTCAGGGGGCATGTTCTGTACACTGTCGTAGTCCTTTTGTATGACCTTAGGGTCTACTACAAGTCTATGCTGGTTCATCACAGGCTCTAACGTATCAATGATACGCATTTCCTTTTGTGTATTATGCCTAACCTCTTCCAGCGTAACTGGATAAGTCTTTAACATGTACGGCTTGAGCAGCTCAGTAAACATACCGTCACCAAAGTTACTCTCTATGAGTACCGTGTTTACCTGATGTATCTTGGCGAGGTCTGTAAGATGCTGTAGTGTAGTGTCAGAGTAACCACCCTCAACACCACCACAGTCCACCACGTACAGATAACCATTCAACATCTTCACAATCGAGTAGGCAGTCTCGTCACTACCTCTACCTGATGGGTCAATAGCCATCACTGAGCCTGTGTATTTAGCCCTACCTACTGTATCTTCTGGCGCATAGTACTTATCGCCACTTAAACCCACGTTAGGAATCTCTGACATGGGCTTCATTATTCCGTACACCATCTTTTCTGGTGCTGTATCCTTGTCACAGGAGTATATAATAAGGTCACTCAGTTTAAGCGGATATTTGTTTGCGTCACTGAGACTAGTATCCAACATAAATTGCAGAGCAAAACCGCTTCTACCATAACTAAGTTCTCTTTCTAGTAAGTCTTCATCATCAAATCGTTTAGCGTCCGTAGGATGACCGTACACGGCCTCTAACTTTTCCTGTAGGGTTTCATACAAGAAGGGTGCTAGACGCCCCCCATAGGCCTTCTCTGCGCGTTCTAGGCTAGGATAACGAGCAGGCCATACCCTCATGGCGTATCCACGCCCCAACAGTACGTTATACAGGCTCATTTCATTCTGAGGTGTACCAAGATAAATAATCTTACCGTCAGGCTTCAAGACAGCATCAAATTCCTTGACAGTCTCCCCCAGCTTCTCACGCATCATGTGTGTCATGGAGTTGTTAGGAACTTCTACGTCATCAGCAATGATAATATCAGCACGTGAACCTGTAAGCTGCCCTGTGACCCCTACAGACTTCACTGAGGGGCTACCAGATGCTTTAGCAGGTGCTACATCAAACGCTATCTTAGACCATCTCTGCCCCTCTTTAGCCACCAGATGCTGGCATATGGGCAGTTCCATAATAATACGTTGCGTAAACGTAGAGAAATCGTCAGCACGTGCCTTAGACGCAGACACCACCATAAACTTTAACTGTGGGTCTAGGAGTAATTGGTGTACCACGTAGGCAGCAGTGATGTAAGACTTACCTACACCACGGAAAGCTTCGATAATACAACGCTTGGGACTGTGCTGCAAGTAATGTGCAATGTCGTACTGTACTGGCGTAGGTTCTGGTAGACCCAGATGTTGCCATACTAAGTACGTAAAGTTCCTAAAGTCTCTCAGAGCCTCAGGGACGGCGTTTGGTTGTTGCATAGTGGGTACATACCTCTCAAGGCTCTAAGGCCTGTCAGTGGGCTTCTATGAGCGATTAAACACTATTTTATTTGTACATATATAGCATAGTAGTTTTACATTCTCAAATAGCTTCGGAATGTACTGGACAGTCTTACAATGTTTACACACATGTTTAGTCATCGTATATCACTTCGATGTCGTGTGCATGTCCATCGTTTACCTTTGCCCATATAGCGTTTATAGGTGCTACTGAGAACTCCCACGTAGCTGCCTTGTCCCCTACGGTAGCAGAGCCATCAAGATTAAGACCGCTTGTAGGTGCTGTGGTGTTATTACTAAAGCCTATAGTAATAGCGTGGTTGTCGTGGTCATTTTGAATACACAGGTACATACGAGATGGGTTGTCATCTAATATCTTTACCCAAGACTGGTCAGCAGGTAGCGTGACGTTCTTAGATGCTAGACTTGCGTTGTGGCCTCTCATTGCACACTCTCCGCTACGTCAAACGGTAAGTCGTTAAGAAGGTTAGCCATAGGGCTTTCAGCAGTGATGACATCCAGTGATGCACCATTGTCTTTCAAAAATTTGACAGCTACTGACAGTTCACTTGCAGTTGCCTCACCGCTACGTACACGTGCTAGTAAATCAGTAGTAACAGCAGCATGTAAATCGTCCATCTGTTGTTTTTGGCTCATTGCCACTCTCCTGTGCGTATCTGCTCCGCAACTTCTACCGCACGTTGGCCTACTTGTTTAGCCCACCTGCTGTTCAGAAATTCGTCTGCTGCCATATCGTAGCTTCCGTCCTTTAGCAGAGCCATTGCGTTTACGAACTTGCCCACTGTCCCTATCCCTACGTTGAAGGTGAAGTTGATAAGGGCTTGAAAACGTGCCGTGTCTAGGTCTTCTGTCCACGGAAAGGTCAACACCAACTGGTTTGTTGCCCTCTCTATGTCGTTTATCAGCAACATCTCTGCTTCTTCTTCTGAGATGCCTACATCTTCCAAGTTTCTTCCAACACCGATAGTAAGCTTGTCTGCTGTGCATTTGTAGGGCTTTAACCTCAATCCTTCGTGACGTTTAAGTTGTTGAATTAACTGTGAATAGTTCATGCTTTCTTCTTATACTTATTTGTCTTCTTAGGAAAACCAGCCTTCATGTTGGCATAGGACTTGTCACTGATAGTAGACTTACTCTTAGGTCTGCTAGTACCAGCTTTTTTACGCTTGTTAATGTTTTCGTATAGGCTCATAGTTACCTCTATTTTTTGAACATCTTAGTAAGTTGTTGAACACCAAAGCTTGCAGCAAATACAACGCCTACAGCAGTCTTATAGAAGTCTGGCATACTGTCTAGGGCTTGGAAGCCACGCTGTACGATGTCTTCGTGTCCTGTGAAGGCTAGTATCAGGGGTATGCTCACCAAAATTGTTAGCCACTCATCCTTCCAGCTTGACGCAGAAGCCTGTGCCATGGTCTGGTTCCACTCCATTTCACCAGCAGCAACCTTCTTTGCTACAGCTACTTTGGCTTTCTGTGTCTCAACCTTACCTTCCATCCATGTACTGGCTAGGCCAGCCACGGCCTGTACTACTCCTAGTATCATAGTGCCTGACCTTTTAGCTGCTTACATCTAAACTTTTGTGCCATGATAGCACCCTCATGTATTTCTGCAATCATGTTACCCATTTCGTAGGCTCTGGTTTTACATTGCTCCTGTGTCTCGTAGGGGCCACGTGTGTCGTGGTATTCCCAGCACATGTCAGGAGAAGCTATAGCACAGGCTAGTACTATTGTCTTAAACATTCATACTCTCCTTAACAACCCACAGAATAATACCTAGCGTAGCCAGACCTAATCCTATACACACAGCCCAATAAAAAACTATAATGCAGTTGTCAGTAAATTGTTGTCGTTCTTTTTCCGCTTGCTTTTGTGCAGCAATTCTTTTACTACGTGCTTCTGCCTGAAACTTAACCCAATCCTGCCACAGTCCTGCCCTACCGTAAAGCTGCATAGCCTCACGTAGT